TTACCGTTAAAAACGTAAGGTCGAACGCAACGACTGGCATTTTGCAGATTACTGGCCCAGCGGCGGCTTCAACCCGCGTAATGACCACGCCAGATGCAAACTTTACTGCCGCTCGAACCGACGCTGGACAGACCTTTACCGGAACCCAGACGCTGACAACTACCGGCAACTCAATCGCGGTATTCAATTCCACGAACGCTAACGGCGGTTACGTCCAGATTCAAAAATCTGGCGTTGCTACCGGATTCATCGGCACGGGCGTTGAGTTGTTTTCGCCCGCCGGGTCAAGCACCGATCTTGGAATTCGAGCGCAGGATAACTTGGTGTTCTCTGCCGGTGGCGGCACGGAAGGTTTCCGGCTGAATACCTCCGGCAACATCGTAATTAAAACAGCCGCCAAAGGCATCGACTTCTCTGCTAACACCGGCGCGGCGGGAGAAACAAGCTCGTTGTTGAACTGGTACGAAACCGGGACTTGGACGCCAGTTTTGTCATGCGCTACGCCGGGTACGCTTGCTGTTACTTATAGCGTGCAGAAGGGATATTACACCCGAGTTGGTCGAGTGGTTCACATCTGGGGAAACATCCAAACAAGCGCCGTCACAGTTGGAACCGCAACCGGCGCCGTTCGTTTGACTGGCTTGCCGTTTACCTCCGCAACAGCCGCAACTGCCGTAGAAACGTACATGGGCAGCATGGGGTATCAAGGAATTAACAAGGCCGGATATACGGACTTCAATCCGCAGCTTCAAGAAAACACAACTTATGTGTTGATTCTTGCGTCAAAGTCTGACGGTAACGCTGCGGCAAACGTCGCGATTGGTGATTTAAGCGCGGGAACAAACTTGCTGTATTGGCAAGTAACGTATGTAGCGGCGTAATTTTATGGCCCTTACTAAAGCCACCAACTTTATGATCTCCGGCTCCTACGCAAATGCGTGGGATTACATGACTGCTGCGGAGATCGCAGACGTACAAGCAGGGACACTCTCTCTCGATGTGACTTCTGCGCTTCAAACGTGGCTAACCGCAATCGGCACGGGTAGCTTTGAGGGAACTATAACTGGAACCCGTCAGGGCTACTTACCGCCTGGCAAGTACAAGATTACATCAACGCTCACAGTCCTAGCTAACACGACAATCGTTGGCGTTCCGTGGAACTCTACGATACGTCCGACATCAGCGGTTGGTGCTGGCAACGCGACGATGGTGGTTCGCGCTGGCTGCACGATCAGCGGCATTGTTCTTGATGGCACCGGCTCCAGCGGAATTGACGGATTTGTGTTCGGCCCAACTGACGCGCTGATCGCTAATAACTTTTTGCTTGATAATTGTTTCTCTGGAAACTTCACGCAGAGCGGTGGCAACGGCGGTTCGGCGTATTGGTTGCGCCGCGTTGTATATGGAACTTTTAGAAGCTGTTGGGGATATAACAGCACCAGAGGCGCGTACCTTTACCACCCGACTGAGGCGGTGTGGAACACGGTGTCTGCATTCCATGACTGCACATTCCGCGAAAATGATATTGGCGTATATATCCGCACGGGGCATCTCGTTGAATTCTCAAACTGTAATTACGAACTGAATGGTGAGAACGCCATTTACTGCAATTACTCAACAGTCGCAAATTCGATAGATAGCATCTCAGTAAATAATTGCTGGTTTGAAGCCAACTGGTATTCGTTGGTTGGCGATCCGTCCACAAGAATTACCAAGTATGACGTTGAAGTTATTGGCGCAAATGAATTTTCCATGCGCGATTGCAAACTTAGCGAAACAGGGGCTAATGGCCCTCGCGGAGTTGACTTTGCATCCGCGTCAAAAAACTTCGTATTAGATAACAACGAGTGGAATTATTTTCGCACGCCCACTATCAACGCTCAGACCAACACATCAGGCCATATTGCAAACTGGCCGACAGATAAAGCAATCACAACGTACCTTGCGAAAACAGGTACGGCGCTTGTATTTGTTGACGGTCAAGCAGAACTTAGTAAGTCGGTTACATTCAGAGGTTCTGGCGACTTATCTGTGTCTTACACCAAGCAAGAAGTCACGATCTCAAAAGGCATCTACACCACTACAGTTAATATCGCTCTTGATTGTGTTCCCACGTTTACGACCGCAAGTGGCGACATTGAACTCGATGCGGAGTTGAGCGCGAATGTTGCATCAGGAACTTTCTATGACGGCAGCATGAGCTTTAGCGGGATAACAAAAGCTGGATATACGCAGTTTACGCCCGAAGTTCAGAACGGTAGTAACGACATAAAGATTCGTTCGTCTGGATCAGGGCAAGCGTTGGCGTATGTCACTTACGCAAACATTTCATCTGGCGCACCGTTAAAACTCTACATGACGCTGACATTTAGAAACGCTGGGGTTTAAATAACCATTGACGTTTTTACGCAACAGACTATATTTAACCCGTACTGGCCCGGTTGACCAGGATTCCGAAAGGAAAACACATGTCGGACACAAATGAAGTCCCAGAAGTAGCGGCTCCTGCCGCGCCGGAACCGGAGGTCACGGCGACCCCGGAACCCGAAGTCGTTGCCCAAGAGGCATCGCAGCCGGAGGAAAAGCCTGCCAAGACGTTCTCCCAAGAGGAGCTAGACGCGCTGGTAGGCAAAAGACTTGCACGGGAACGTCGCAAGTGGGAGAGAGAGCAATCGCTCAAGGCAAAGCCCGAAACGGCCCAGCCTGCCGCGTTGCCCGACAGGGAAGCAGACCCGGACGCTTATGCGGAAGCCTTGGCTACCCGCAAAGCCGAAGAACTGCTTGCCAAGCGCGAGGCAGAGCGGGAGCAGATGGCTTTCCTTGAGGCTTATCACGAGCGCGAGGAAGCGGCTCGGGATCGGTACGATGACTTCGAGCAAGTCGCGTACAACCCGTCGCTGCCGATTACGACCGTGATGGCTCAGACGATACAGGCATCCGATATGGGGCCAGATTTGGCCTACTATCTGGGGGCAAACCCCAAGGAAGCCGAGCGTATCTCCCGCCTGCCGCAATTCCTGCAAGCAAAGGAGATCGGCAAGATTGAGGCCAGATTGGCCGACAATCCTCCGGTCAAACGAACAACTAGTGCGCCCCCGCCGATTAAGCCTGTCACGGCCAAGTCCGTAGGTACGCCGGTTCGAGACACGACCGACCCTCGCTCCGTCAAGGAGATGAGTACGTCAGAATGGATTGAAGCCGAGCGTATGAGACAGATTAGAAAGTGGGAAGCGTCTCGCACCCGCTAACTTCTTTGGAGAATTCAAATGGCTAATAGCCTGCTTACAATTGACATGATTACGAGGAAGGCTCTCGAAATCCTTGAGAACAACCTTGTAATCACCCGTAACGTGAACCGTCAGTACGACGACAGCTTTGCTGTTGAAGGTGCCAAGATCGGTTCGACCCTCCGTATCCGTCTGCCGGATCGCGCTCTTGTGACCGACGGCGCTGCGCTTCAGGTTCAGGACGACAACGAGCAGTTCACGACTCTCACCGTCGCCTCGCAGAAGCACATCGGCGTCAACTTCACCAGCGCCGAAATGGCCCTCCAGTTGGACGACTTCGCCGAGCGTGTTCTCAAGCCGCGTATTTCGCAGCTTGCTTCGAGCATCGACGCTGACGTTGCCAACTCCTTCAAGAGCATCTATCAGTCTGTGGGTACGCCGGGAACGACTCCGGGCACCTCGCTGGTTCTCTTGCAGGCCCAGCAGAAGCTGAACGAAGCCGCCGCCGTGATGTCGCCGCGTTATGCGACCGTCAACCCGGCTGCCAACGCTTCGCTCGTGGAAGGCATGAAGGGTCTTTTCAACCCGACCGACACCATCAGCCGTCAGTTCAAGAACGGCCTCATGGGCGTTGGCGTCCTCGGTTACGAGGAAGTCAACATGTCGCAGTCGATCAAGCTGCACACGAACGGTTCGCGTGGCACGGGTCAGACCGTGAACGGCACGATCTCTGAGGGTGCTTCGCAGATCGTTCTGGCCTCGGCTGGTTCGGGCACGACCTACGCTGTCGGCGACGTGTTCACGATTGCCGACATCTACGCCGTCAACCCGCAGACCCGCGAGTCCACCGGCAGCCTCCAGCAGTTCGTTGTGACCCAAGCGGCCACGTCGAACGCTGGTGCCGTCACGTTGAACGTTTCCCCGGCTCTGTACTCTGCCTCGCACGCTCTTGCTACGGTCAACAGCATCGCCATCAACGGCAAGGCTGTGACGTTCCTTGGTGCTGCGTCGGGTCAGTACGCTCAGAACCTCGTGTACCACAAGGACGCGATCACGTTTGCCACGGCTGACCTCCTGCTCCCGCAGGGCGTTGACATGGCTTCGCGTCAGGTCCACAACGGTATCTCCATGCGCGTTGTCCGTCAGTACGACATCAACAACGACCGTATGCCGTGCCGTATCGACGTGCTGTATGGCTACTCGGTGATTCGTCCGCAGATGGCCTGCCGCATCTGGGGCTAATTTTTAATCTAATTCACGGAGTAACTTAAAATGGCACTTCCTAATGGTTCTGGTGGATACCAGGTTGGTGCAGGCAATAGCGCCGAGGCGATCCTCGGCACGCTGGGGTCTGTTACTGCTTACGCTGGCGCGTCGGGCACGATTGCTGTGGCTGACCTTGAAAACGGAGTTTTCTCCGTTGACTCGGGCAGCACCAGCGCGGGCACGTATTCGTTTGCCGATGCGGCTGATGTTGACGAAGCGGTGTCGAGCGCCCGTGTGGGTAGCACGTTCGACTTCTTCTGCGTTAACCTTGGCGACGATGCGGGCAACGATGTGACGTTCTCGGGCACAGGCTGGACGATTGTCGGTGACGCAGTAGTGGCGAACGGCACGTCCGCTCACTTCCGCGCTCGTAAGACCGGCGATGCGGCTTGGACTTGCTACCGCCTCGGTTAATAGCAACGCTCCCGGCGGGTCAAACCGCCGGGGGCACTTCTTAGAGGAGTATTGATATGCCTAATACAAAGGCGGTCGGTGTTGCGTTTTCGGACCCGGCACTTGACGGCGCAGTAATTGGCGCTGCGGGTGGCACGGTCGGATTCTTCGGCACGACGCCGGTTTCCGAAGGCGCGGCTTTGACGACCCAGCTTACGACGATTACGTCCACGGCTCCGTCGCCCGCAGATTACGCGATTCAGGATTTGACGCAGACGACTCCGTTTGGCTTCGTTACAAAGAACGAGGGCAACACGGTGTTGTCTGTAATCGCAAATCTTCAGACTCGCGTTGCAGAACTTGAATCCCGGTTTCAGGCTTACGGCCTGCTTCCGTAATTCATGTTTTGGTACCTAAGACATCCTGTCCATGGTCAGAAGGTGGCGATCTCCGATATGGAGGTCGCCGCCGATCTGGAAGAGGGCTGGGAAGAGTACGATCCGAATAGTTCCGATGAGGAATATGAGGAACAGCCGGTGGTTGCCAAGAACAAACTTCGTGGCAGACGCCGGAAAGCATCTGACGAGGGTTAATTATGACTACCGTTGCTGACCAGATTAACGGCGCACTGCGCCTTCTGGGCGTGTTGGCGGAAGGTGAAACGCCTTCAGCGGCGATGGCGCAGGACTCGTTGTCTGCGTTCGATCAGATGGTGGATAGCTGGAACACGGAACGTCTTGCCGTGTTCTGTACGCAAGACCAGACGTATTTTTGGCCTGCCGGTGCGCGTATTCAGACGCTTGGCCCGACGGGCGATTTCGTTTATGTGCTTGGCACTCAGTCTGAGGTGCCGATTATTACGCAGAACGACCAATACCTGTCGCTTGAGGACAATAATCCTGTCCCAGCGCAGCAGCGTCCGATTTTGCTCGATGATTCGACGTTTTTCCGTGATCCGACGACTAACGTGTCGTATGGCATCAAGTTTATCAACCAGCAGCAGTACAACGGTATTGCGGTAAAGACGGTTACTAGCACCTACCCGCAAGTCATGTTTGTCAACATGACGTTCCCGAACATCTCAATGTCGGTGTATCCGGTGCCGAGTAGGACGCTAGAGTTCCACTTTATCTCGGTGCAAAAACTTCTCGACCCGGCTTCCCTCAGTCTTGAGTTGCTGATGCCGCCGGGATACTTGCGTGCGTTCCGATACAACTTAGCATTGGAACTTGCGCCTGAGTTTGGTGTCGCGCCGTCCCCGGACGTGCGCCGCGTTGCGATGTACAGCAAGCGCAATCTCAAGCGTATCAACAACCCGGATGACGTGATGGCGATGCCGTACAGCCTGATGGCTCGTCGCAATCGCTACAACATCTTTGCTGGCAACTACTAATGAAGTCGCCGATCCTCGGGTCGAGTTACGTTGCACGCAGCGTAAACGCCGCCGACAATCGGTTGGTGAATCTGTACCCCGAGGTTGTACCCGAAGGGGGGAAGGAGCCTGCATACCTTCAGCGTTGCCCTGGCCTACGTCAGTACATGTCGGTCGGCTCTGGGCCGATTCGTGCGTTGTATCCTTTGGGAGACAGCCTGTACGTCGCCTCGGGTAGCGAGTTCTACAAGGTTGACGGTAACTTAAATGTTACTAAGCTCGGCGACATCACGGGCAGCGGCCCGGTGTCGATGGCCGATAACGGCATCCAAATCTTTGTAGCGTGTAACCCGAACGGGTTTATTTACAACAGCAACACCAACGTCTTCCAGCAAATCACTGACCCCGACTTTCCGGGCGCGGTGACGGTCGGCTACCTTGATGGCTATTTCGTCTTCAACGAGCCGAATAGCCAACGTATCTGGGTAACGCAGTTGCTCGATGGCTTGTCCATCGACCCGCTCGACTTTGCGAGTGCCGAAGGCTCCCCTGACGGGCTGGTGTCGATTATCGTCGATCACCGCGAGGCGTGGCTCTTTGGCACGAACTCGGTTGAGGTCTGGTACAACTCGGGCAACCCCGACTTTCCGCTGGAGCGCATCCAAGGTGCCTACAACGAAATCGGTTGTATTGCCCCGTATAGCGTAGCCAAACTCGATAACAGCGTGTTTTGGCTTGGGGCCGACGCACGAGGCCAGGGCATCGTTTATCGCGCCCAAGGCTATCAGGGCGTGCGTGTATCGACCCACGCCGTAGAGTTTGCCATTCAAGGCTACACGGATATGTCCGACGCGCTGGCCTACACGTACCAGCAAGACGGCCATGCGTTTTACGTACTCATTTTCCCGAGTGCAGAAACCACATGGGTATACGATGCCGCGACAGGTTCGTGGCACGAGCGTGCGGGGTTTTACAAAGGTAAGTTCCGCCGTCACCGTTCTAACTGCCATGCCCGGTTTAAGGGCCAGCCGGTGGTCGGTGATTATGAGAACGCCAACCTGTACCAGTTTGATCTGCGGTATTTCCGCGACGACACCCGTGAGCAACGATGGATGCGCCGATGGCGTGCCCTTCCGACGGGTGCCAATAATTTGACGCGTACCATCCATCACCAGTTGCAGCTTGACTGCCAAACGGGTGTGGGCGGGTTGTACGACGATGACAGCCTCTTGGCGCAGCAGGCTCCGGGCTTGATCTTGCAGCAAGACAACGGCGGGATCGTCGTTGAGGGCGAACCCAATAACAGCGTGGTTGACCCACAGGTTATGCTGCGCTGGTCAGATGACGGCGGCCATACGTGGTCGAGCGAACACTGGCAGTCATTGGGTCCGATTGGTGCAACCTATACCCGCGTCATTTGGCGGCGACTCGGGGCGACTCTGAAGTCGCGTGACCGCGTGTACGAGATCACGGCGGCTGATCCGATGGTGACAGCCATCATGGGCGCTGAACTGCGGCTCTCGCCGACGGCGGCCTAATGGCTACGTCTAACACCACCAACATCCCGGCACCCCGCGTTCCGTTCATTGACGAGCGCACCGGGTTGATTTCCCGTGAATGGTTCCGGTTTCTCAATAACCAGTTCCAGTTGACAGGCGGTGGTACGACCCAGATCAGCACGGCTGACTTGGAATTGACCCCTGCGTTGGCGGCAACGACCGAAGACGCGATTCCTGAACTGGAAAAGGAAATACAGGCGTTAAAACTTGCGCCTCCGTTGCTGCCGTTAAACACGCCAAACTACGGCATGTTTTACGACACGACGACGCAAGTTGCAGCGGCAATAAATACTGCCTATCCCATCACGTTTAATACGACAGCGTTTGGCGTAGGCGTTCGACGCGGAACTACAACGTCGCAAATTCTGATTCAAAACCCCGGCGTTTTTAACTTTAACTTTTCGATACAGTTTGACAAAACGTCTGGTGGTGACGCGATTGCTGACGTATGGTTCCGCAAGAACGGAACGGATATTGCAGATTCGGCGTCACGCATCCGCATTAAAGGAAACAACGGCGAAATTTTTGCGTCCGCCAGCGTGTTCCAAGAAGCGTCTAACGGCGATTACATTCAGATTATGTGGGCAACTGACAGCACTGACGTACAACTTGCTTATTTTGCGGCGGCAGCGCCCGTTCCGGCCATTCCGTCGATTATTCTTACCGTTACTCAGGTGAATTTATGAGCGTATTTCTTTCATCTTTTGCCGGTGCCGGAGCGCAGTTCTTCGACAACAACGGCCTTATCCTGTCGGGCGGTAAGATTTGGACGTATACCGCTGGCACCACGACCCCGCAGGCGACCTACACGGACTCGTCTGGTGCAACGCCGAACACGAACCCGATCATCCTAAATGCTGCCGGTCGTACCGCGCAGGCGATCTGGTTGACTGAGGGCGTGTCGTACAAGTTCGTGCTGATGACCTCTGCGAACGTCGTGATCGGCACGTATGACGATATTGCCGGTGTCAACGACTTCAGCATTGAGGGCATTAACTGGTCGGACATTATCGGCACGCCGACGACCCTTTCGGGCTACGGCATTACCGACGCATTGTCTGCGGCCACGGCTGCGGCAACGTATGCGCCGAAGGCCAGCCCGACCTTTACGGGCACGGCGCTGATCCCCGACAACGCACCGTCAAACACGAACCATCCTGTTGGGTATCGAGAAGCTCCGCAGAACAGCCAAACCGGCAACTACACGCTGATTGCGGCTGATGCGGCCAAGTCCGTCGTGATGAACGCGACGAGCGGTACGCTGACGATTCCGGCTAACGCGTCGGTGCCGTTTGCGGTTGGCACGGTCGTAATTATTATCAACGTCAATTCCACGGCGCTGTCAATTGCGATTACCTCAGACACGCTGACGCTTGTAAACAGCACTTCAACCGGCACGCGCACTTTGGCGCAAAATGGCGTGGCAACCTGTATCAAGATCGGCGCGACTTCGTGGCTGATTAGCGGAGCAGGCTTGACCTAATGGGCGGCGCGACTTTAGCAGCGTTTATTAACGGCACGACCGGCGGTGCTGGTGCGGGCGTTTATGACGCGTCTGAACCAGGCACGGGGTCAGTGACGATCCCGGCATCGGCTATTGGCGTCACGATTGAATGCTGGGGTGCGGGTGGTGGCGGTGGTTATGGCTATTTAGGTTTTATCGCACCGGGCGAACCTGAAGTGTTTCCCGGCGGCGGTGGCGGCGGCGGTGGCTATAGCAAAACCATTTTGGTGTTGACCGGACCAGACTCTGGCAAAACAATTAACTACACTGTGGGCACTGGTGGTGCGGGTGGTACGGGATTTTCGTCGAACGGCAATCCCGGCACGTTTAGTAACGTCTATAGCGGCACGTACACGATTACGACCATGACTTCTAACGCCGGTAATGGCGGAGAATCAGGTCAGTTTGCGCAGCAGGGCACGGGCGGTACAGCTTCGGGCGGTAATACGACTAACACGACCGGAAATGGCGGCGCGTTCTATACGCAAGCAGGCGCGGCAGGCGTTGCGGGTGTCGGGTCGTTAACGGCGGGTGGCGGCGGCAACGGCGGAGAGTTCTTTGACGGCGAGGCCGGATTAAATGGCCGCGTCCGTATGGTCTTTACGTTTTAAGGTGACACATGGCAGTTAGCATCAAAGTCTTAATCCCGGCAAAAATTGCCGAGTCAAGCCAAACAACGCAGTACGTTGCGACCAACGTATCGACCATTATCGACAAGTTCACGGCGACCAATTACGACACGTCGGCCCGGACGATCTCGGTCAATCTTGTCACGCAGTTTGACAACGCCGGAAACCAGAACCTAATCGTCAAGGCTAAGACCTTACTGCCGTCTGAGACGTATACCTTCCCCGAGTTGGTTGGGCACATTCTGGCCCCCGGCGGGTATATCTCAACGCTGGCCTCTGCGGCTACGGCTATTAACATTCGGGCGTCAGGGCGAGAGGTGTCGTGACCGGACTAGTGGACAATCGAGAACTGGCTTTGCGAGTCGGCTACGAGGCGACGGATTGGTCCGCGCCTATGGCTTTTGACGACTATGCTAAGGCCGTTGCTGATTGGGACATCAAAGCCATTGTCCGAGATGACAAATGTATTGGTGCAGCGTATTTTAACGGCGACGAATTGCATGTTTCGGTTTTGCCGGAATGGCGTCGAAAATGGGCGACCCGTGGTCTGCTCAAGGCGCTGTTTGCCAAAGATCGTATTACGACGCGGGTAACGCCCGGTCACGAATACATGAACGGTATTTTGGAACGACTTGGATTTACGAACGATAACGGAATATACGTGAGAGGCCACTAAAAATGGGCATCGAAACAGCAATTATTGGTAGCGCACTGGTCGGTGGCGCAGTCGCGTCACGAGGCGCGAAAAAGGCGGCACAGGCGCAAACTCAAGCCGCTGAATCTGCGGCAGCATCGCAAGAGCGTATGCTCGAACGGCAACTTGCCGAAACAGCACCGTTCCGCGAACTGTCACTTCAGCAGCTTAATCGCCTCGCAGCCCTTTACGGCCCCGGCGGTGAGTTTACCCGCGAGTTCACGGCTGAAGACATGATGCGCGATCCGGGTTATGCGTTCCGTCTTGCAGAGGGCGAGAAGGCGCTGTCCCGTATGCAGGCTGCTCGTGGTCAGTATTTGGGTGGTGGCGCGATTCGTGCAGGCAGTCGATTTGGTCAAGAGTTGGCTAGTCAAGAATTTGGCGCTGCGGCAACTCGTGAGGCAAACCGCCGCGCTGCGGTCAGCAATGCACTGCTTGGGATCGGCGGATATGGCCCTGCCATCGCCGGTCAAAACGTCGGCGCAATGGGTTCTGCGGGGCAGAATATCGCCAATATTCAGTTGGGCGCTGGGCAAGCCCGTGCGTCAGGCTATCTCGGCCAATCTAACGCGTTGGCACAGGCACTTGGTCAAGCGGCGATGGGCTATGGCTTGTCGCGTGGCGGATATTTTGGCCCGTCCTCTGTGCGACCTGGCGGCAGCGCAAACCTTCAGACGTTGAATTACATGGGTCCGCAGTTCGGCGGGTACGGGTGAGTTATGCCAGTTATCGGAACAACCCAACTTGAGCCGGTCAACATCCTTGGAAGCTATGTCCAAGGAATGGAACTAGGCCGCGCTAACCGTCTTGCACGACAGCAAGAAGCCGCTGCTATGGCGCAAGCGCAACGTGAAGCCGAGATGCGTAACTACTTGGCGACTGCTGACCTTTCGACGCCAGAGGCGCAGAATCAATTGCTGCGATTTGGTGAGCCTGGTGCAAAAATGGCGCAGAGCCTTGCAACGATTGGCAAAGAGCGAACGCAACAGGAAAACACTCAACTAGAAATTGCGGGCCGTAAAATTAAACGGCAACGCGATCTTTTGGCCCCTGTGGGCGATCAGGCTGGTTGGACGGCTTGGCGTAATAGCACGCTTGATGCCTATGGTGATGTGCCGGAAATGGCGCAAGTTATTCCCGAGCAATACAGCCCAGCGGCAAAACAACAGTTGTTGTTAAGCGCAGACGACATCGTTTCGCGCTTGCCCATGTCGCCAGAAAAGTTTGCGCAAGAACAAGAATTGCGTAGAACTGGCGCGTCACGAACCGTCGTTCAAATGCCCGCTGCTGAAACAGAACGTAGTAAAACAGTTGGCAAGCTTGGCGGCGAAGCATTGGTTAATGAATTTAATGCAGTGTCCTCTGCCTCTCGCGGCCTTGCTCGTGATTACGAAACACTTGATTTGTTGCGTAAGGGCAAACCTGCAACGGGTATTACTTCAGAACTTGAAACCAATATCGCTCGATTTCGTTCGTCGGTTGGTAAAGACCCTGAGTCAATTAAAACCGCGTCGGATAGTCAGTTACTTGAGGCTTTGCTCGGTCAACAAGTGTTTGAGCAAATTCAATCACTTGGTGTCGGCGCTCGTGGTTTGGATACCCCGGCAGAGCGTGAATTCTTGCGTGAAGTTATCGCAGGCACTCGTAAGTTGGATAAGCAAACCCTTATCCAAATGGCTGAAATGCGTGCGAAGTACAAGGAAGACCTTGTTAACGACTATAACGCTCGAATTGAATCTGGCGAACTGGACCAGTTCTTCAGTGATTTTGGCAAACCGAAGCGTGCTTTCAAGGTGCCGCAGCGCCCTGCTGAACCCGCCGCGCCGAAGACTTTTGCGACGGAAGCCCAAGCAGAGACGGCATTTAAGGCTGGCAAACTTAAAGCTGGTGATCGCGTAACGATTGGTGGTGTCAGCGGAACTTGGAAGTAAACCATGCCATTTGTTCCTGATAAGCCTAAATTTGTACCTGACGAGCCTGTTGGTGAAATCCCTCAGCGCACAGGGCTTGACCTTGCCTCGCAATATGCTGGGGTAATTAGTCGGGCCGTAGCGCCGTATGCGGCAGTTACTGCGGCAGGCGCACCGATCCCCGGTGGAGCCGTTGCAGCGCCTATTGCTTTGGGCATTACGGATATTGGCGCTACGCTTGCCAATCTTGGCCTGCAAGCGACAGGATCAGAAAGGCGTGTTCCCGTACCATCGGAAGTTATCCGTGGTGGCTTGGAGCAAGTTGCGCCCTCTGCGTTTCGGCAACCGGAAACGGCTGCACAACGATTTGTTGCGACAGGCGCTGAAGCGGCAACCGGAGCAGCAGCACAAGCCAACGCTCTGCGTCAAATTGCAACGCAGTATGGTCCTGGCGCTGTTCGCAATGTGTTGACTGCTATGGGTCAAGCTCCGGCTGCGCAGGCCACGGCAGCAACGGGTGGCGCAACGGCCCAACAAGCATTGATTGAAACGTCTGAGCCTGATTCTGCGCAGCGTAATCCTGTATTGGTTGCTGCGGTCGGAACACTTGGCAGCATATTAGCGGGCAAGGTTGGCGTGCGTGGCCCACAGGCGGTGCGAGAACTTTTTGGAAAAGGAACGCCGACTGAAGAACAGGTCTATCAGCAAGCAAAAGCCAAATACCGTGAGTTCGATAAGGCGGGCGTAGCGTTCTCAAGTACGGCCTATGACCGTATGTTAGGTAACTTGCGGCAGCGCCTTACTGATGCGGGCTATACCGATCAAAGCGCGATTACGTCCGTATTGAACAAACTTGATAAGTTTAAGGGTCAGCCTCGCAACCTTACGGACATTGACACCGCTCGAAGCGACGTGACGAAGAGTCTGATTAAGTCGCAGGACGAAAACGTCCGTCGGCTGGGGCGAGAGATTGCTGACGAACTGGATGATTTTGTTGTCAACGCATCGCCGAACGATGTGATTAGCGGCAATCTTCCGCAGGCGCTTTCTAATCTGAACGAGGCTCGTCGGCTTTGGACTCAGGTTAGCCGCAGTGAACAAATGAGCGAATTGTTCCGTCGGGCGAAATTGTCCGACCAACCGCTTGACGTTGCGGTAAGACAAGAGTTCCGCAGCCTTGCTAGGAATCAACGTCGATTTAATAAGTTTAGCCCTGAAGAACAAGAGTTTATTCAAAATGTCATCGACGGTGGCAAAGTAGCGGAAGCTCTTACAAACTTCAGCGAAGCACTGCGCGTGCAGCGATCTCTTGGTGGAACGCTGTATTTAGGCGCTGGCGGCCTTGCCACACCATATGCGGCTTCAGTTGGGCAAATTGACCCATTGACTGCAATAACAATTATGGGTGGCGTCACTGGAACGCGGGCTCTTACATCGGCGGTTGCCAATCGGTTGGCTGCTCAACGTGCAGCGACGGCAGGCCGTGCGATGCGCGGGTTCCGGCCAGAGCCGTTGGCTTCATTGGCTTTGCCGACTGCACAAGCTGCTATTCGTCCTGGCGATGTTAACTTCCTACAACAGTCGGAAGTCCTTAATGCCTTATCTGGGAGATAATCATGCTTAAAGGCGCACTCAAATCTAAAACTGTTTGGTTCAACGTTCTAATCGCTGTGCTAGGCGGCCTCGAACTGGTCGGCGCACACCTCACGACATTGTTTGGTAATCAGATCGCCGCAGCAATTCTGCTGGCCGGTGGTATCGCTAACCTTGCCCTGCGTGCTGTCACCACACAGGCATTATCGGAGAAGTGACGTGGATGAGATGCAAGTTTTGTTTAATGTCGCGGTCGGTATCGCAGGCGTTTTTGGTGGCTGGATACTGAACAACATCAGTCGAGCGATTGAACGGCTTGATAGGGAAGTCCGTGATTTCCCGCATGTGTATGTCCGCCGGGAAGATTACAAAGACGACATTAAGCACATCAAGATTACGCTTGACCGCATCTTTGATCTGATCGGCGATCTGCACCAGAGCAAGGCTGACAAATGATCCCTTGGTGGCTGTGGCGTGTCGCGCCATACGCCATAGGCGTAGTTGTCATTGTTGTAGCGTCATGGGGCGCGTTGAATAACGCTAGAGAGGAAGGACGCAATGAGCTTCGGCCAGAGATTGAAAGACTTGAAGCCGAATTGGCAGCGGAGCGATCTGCCCGAGCGCGTGCGCAAGCTGCTTCAAATGCGTATCGGAGTGAGATGGATGGTCTTCGTAATCGTCCTCCTGTGTCTCGCCCTGTCCGCTTGTGCATCAACCCCGCGCCAGTGCCCAGCCCCCGCGACTCCGCCCCCGGAACTGATGGTTCCTCCACCCCCACCGGGAGCAACGCAAGACCGTCTGGACCAAATACTCAAGCAGGGCCGGACATCGGCCCCGACCTCTACGCCCTAGCACAATCATGCGATGCGGAGATTGCCAAGCTCCGCGCATTACAGGGGTGGGTCCGTGACGTTCGATGAAGCGTTTAACCTATTGCTGCTGCACGAAGGCGGCTTTAGCGATCACGCTGCTGATCCTGGCGGCAAGACCAAGTACGGCA